ATCTGGACAAAAGTTCTTCTGTTTCGACCTTACAGCCGCGACTGACAGAATCCCGGTTCTATTCCTTAGTCACATCTAGAGTGCTTGCACTATTAGAGGTGATCTTTGGATGAGGATGATGGATATCCCTTGGTTTTATCGAAACGTAGGATTTATTTCTTACTCAGTAGGTCAAGCTATGGGAGCTTATTCCTCATTCGCTATGTAGGCTGTGTTTAATCACATCTGCATTGCGATTGCTGCCCGGAGAGCCGGTATAACGGTATTCTTTTCAGAATACTGTGTACTTGGTGACGATGTCGTTATCGCTAATGATAAGGTTGCTCAAGAGTACCACAATCTTTTAACTTATCTAGGTCTAGATATTTCTATGGCAAAATCAATAATCTCCTCGGAGTTTGCTGAATTTGCAAAGAAATTTATAGGTCCGGGTGTTGATTACACCCCTCTTGGTGCTGGAGTTATACTCCAAGCAATGAGAGAAAGATACGCTATCGGTATGTTGTTCTTGGAGAGCATTCGAAATGGAATTTCTTCTACTTCTGCCTCTGTCTAGAGTATTGTTAGTGACTTTCCTTGGAAAGACATTAATATACTTTTACAAGTTTTCTTTGGTTATGGTGGGCCTTTTCACAATAGCCATGACGATCCACAAAGTGGAGTGATCTGGTATGCTTATGGTGAAAAGGGTGATCCCACCCTATTACTATATTCGTACTATCGTGGAATCATCAATTTGATCCAAGATGAATAGAGTAAAATCAAAGAAGGTATCCTTAAAGATAAAGAATTCTTTTACCGTAATTGGTTTAAGAAACTAACCTTTAATGGTTGGACACTTGCATGGTTTCTAGAAACCATCCTTTTCTTCTGTTCTCCAGGTTTCTGGATTTATGCACTTTCATACCGTAAGGCATTGGAAGATGTTGAATCCGATCTCAGATTGTCTAATACCGAGGAGTTTAATCCTTGGTCTACACTTGATGCTCTTGCTCATAAACTCATTATCCCTTCACCTGATATCAGTTGGAAGGATAAAAGTAAGATTAAAACTTACTATGATAGAATTCAAAAGCTTGATCGAGCGATTTTTCAAGCCCGAGAGCTCTTATCTGATGACCGGATGTCAGGAGACGAGTATTATTAACACTCATCCTAACTTCAATGTTACGATGAAAAGATGCAGCGATGTACGAAGTATACATCAGGGATCCGAAAACGCCGAAAGGCGGGGGTGGATCCCTTCCACCGGTAATACCGG